ACGGTGGCGGGGGCGGCGTCGCTGGCGTTCATGCTGGTGGGTCCGTTGTTGTTTTTGGCGGCGGGTTTGAATCGGGTTGGTGGGGTTAGTGGTGGGGTTGGTGGTGGGGGAGTTGATGTGAGGCCGGACCCGGTTCGGGTGACGGATGGGGTGGGGGTACAGCGATCGCCGGCTGGGGTGTCGATGGAGCCGATTCATGTACATACGCGGGAGGAGGTGGTGATGCGGGACCCTGCGATTCGGCGGTGGGCGTTGAGTGAGGAGGTGAGGGCGATGTTGGGGAAGGGGGCGGTGGCGGCATGATATGGGCGTTGTTGCATGCGCTGGCGCATCCGGAGGAGTGGGAGTGGACGTTGGATCGGGGGAGTGGGGAGTTTCGGTTGCGCCACGTATTGTGGCGGCGGGAAGGTTTTGGGGATGGGTGTTGAGGAGGGTTGGGTTTGACGGGGTATATGTTCCGGGTCGGATTGTGATTTTGCCGGAGTGTATGGGGGATGCGGGGTTGGTGCGGCATGAGATGTGTCATTGGCGGCAGCGTATGAGGGATGGGTTTGTGGGGTATTGGGTGAGGACGGGGTGGTATTTGGTGAGGTATGGCTATGAGCGATCACCTTATGAGTGTGAGGCCCGATCCGCACAGTTTGGTGGTGAGTGAGATGGAGGCGGTGGAGTTGCGGCGGTTGATGGGGGTGGCGCGGGTTGGGGTGGTGGGGTTGGCGTATGTTGCGGGGTGTCGGGCGGTGGATGTGCATCGGATGCGACGCGGGGTTGAGCCGGTGTCGTTGAGGGTTGCGGCGGCGGTGAGGGCGATGGCGCATGGCTGAGGATGGGGTGAACGGGGCGGTTCCTGGGGTGGTTCAGGAGGATGAGTACAAGACGGAGACGGAGAAGCTGGTGGCGGCGAAGTTGTGGGCGCTGCCGGAGGAGGAGAAGAAGAAGCTGACGGGGAAGGCTCGGGCGCTGGCGAATTTGCGTCCGGTGCAGAAGGGGGAGGTGAGGAATCCGTTTGGCCGGGCGAAGCGGGATTTGGATTTGGCGAAGAAGGCCCGGCGTCATGCGGAGAAGGCGATATTGGTTTTGGCGGAGGTGATGTCGAACAAGCAGGCACCTCCGGCGGCGCGGGTGTCGGCGGCGAGTGAGTTGCTGGATCGGGGGTATGGGAAGGCACCGCAGACGTTGGATTTGAAGATGGATTTTGGCCAGCAATTGGAGGCGTTTTTGCGTGAGTTGGGGGATGTGCGGAAGCAGAGGATTCCGGCGGAGAAGTTGATTAACGGTGATGTGATTGACGTTGAGACTGACTGATCTGGACGGGGCGCAAGCGGAAGTTTGGAAGGATTTGATCAGGCGTTGGCGGGAGAATCCGCTGACGTTTGTGCTGGAGGCGTTTTTCCGGATTCGGGAGGAGGAGTGGACGCCGTGGCGTCCTGGGGAGGTGCGGCCGGAGGAGATTCCGGTGGGGCCGGAGTTGTGGCAGGGGGAATTTCTGAGGGATGTGGCTCGGGCGAAGGTGGAGGGTCGGCGGCGGTTTACGGTCCGGGCGGGGCACGGAGTGGGGAAAGCCCTTGGGGTTGATGAGCCGGTACTGACTCCGCATGGGTGGGTGCGGATTGGGGACATTCGGATTGGGGACATGGTTGCGTCTGCGGATGGGACGTGGACGAAGGTGATTGGGGTGTATCCGCAGGGGGTTCGGGATCGGTATCGGGTTTGGCTGAATGATGGGACGAGTGTTGTTACGGATGGCGATCATTTGTGGCTGACGACGACGCGGGCGGAGCGCAAGCGTGGGGTTGAGGGGCGGGTGAGGACGACGCGGGAGATTGCGGGGAGTTTGCATGCGCAGAATGGGCGGGCTCGGATACTGAATCATTGTTTGCCGAGACTGAAGGCGGTGAGGCATTTGCGGGCAGTAGTTCCGGTTGAGCCGTATGTTCTGGGGGTTTGGCTGGGGGATGGGGTTAAGCAGGGATATATAACGACGAATGCATTGGATCGGGATATTGTGGCTGGGTGTGGGGGGCGAACGGTTTGGGTTGATCGTGGGACGGTGGTGTTTCGGGCGGAGGGATTAACGGCGGGATTGCGGGTGCTGGGATTGTATGGAGTAGGGAGTCATGAGCGATTTATTCCGAGATGTTATTTGCATGGGAGTATTGGGCAGCGTGTAGCGCTGTTGCAGGGTTTGTTGGACACGGATGGAACGGTGGGGCGGCGGAACAATGCGGTGGTGTTTGAGACGACGAGCGAGCGGCTGGCGGATGATGTATCGGAGCTGGTGAGGTCGCTGGGCGGGGTGGTGAGAAGGGGAAGCAGGCGCGGGAAGTATTGTGGAGTGGAGAAGCGGTGGAGCTACCGGGTGTATATTTCTCTGCCGGAGGAGATTGCGCCGTTCCGGTGCGCGCGGAAGGCGGAGAAGTACAGGCCGGTATTTGAGTCGAAGAACCGGGACAGAACGCTGAGCAGGTTTGTTGCGCGGGTGGAGCCGGTGGGGGCTGGGGAGACGGTTTGCATTGCAGTAGATCATCCTTCGAAACTGTATGTGACGCGCGATCACATTGTGACGCACAATACCACGTTGCAGGCGTGGTTGATTTTGTGGTTTGTGATTTTTCATCGGGATTTGAAGGTTCCGGTGACGGCGAACAGTCAGGATCAGTTGCGGGATGTGGTTTGGGCGGAGGTTGGAAAGTGGCATCGTATGCTTCCGGATTTCTTGCGGGAGCAGGTTGAGGTGACGGCGGAGCGGGTTCAGATGAAGGTGAACCCGGAGACGGCATTCGCGGTGGCGAGGACGGCGCGGCCGGAGAGGCCGGAGGCGTTGCAGGGATTTCACGCGGGAACGCTGGCGTTTTTCATCGAGGAGGCGTCGGGTATAGATGATGTGATTTTTGAGACGGCGGGCGGTGCGCTGTCGAGTGAGGATAGCTGGGTGTTTATGTTTGGGAACCCGACGCGGACGAGCGGGTACTTTTACAAGTCGCATCATGAAAAGAGCGCGCAGTGGCGGACGTATCATGTGCCGTGCTCGGCGTCGCTGCGGGTTGCGGACAATTACAGTCAGGAGATTGAGCAGGAGTATGGGCGGGACAGCAATGTGTATCGCGTGCGTGTGCTGGGTGAGTTCCCGCTGACGGAGGACGATGGGGTTTTGTCGCTGGGGCTGGTCCGGGCGGCGATGGACCGGGATGTGGTTCCGAGCGAGAGCGGAGTGGTGTGGGGATTGGATGTAGCGCGGTTTGGAGATGACTCAACGGCGCTGGCGAAGCGGCGCGGGAATGTATTGCTTGAGCCGGTGAAGGAATGGAGAAAGCTGGATTTGATGCAGGTGGCCGGGGTGGTAGCGCGGGAATATCAGGAGACGCCGATTGAGAAAAAGCCTGCGGCGATCAACATTGATGCGATTGGGCTGGGGGCGGGCGTCGCGGACCGGCTGAGGGAGCTTGGGCTGCCGGCACGGGCGATCAATGTGGGGGAGAGCCCGTCGGTGGATCAGCATAGGTATATGCGATTGCGGGATGAGTTGTGGTGGCGGTGCCGGGAGTGGTTTGAGACGCGGGCGGTGAGGATTCCGGAAGATAAGGAATTGATTGCGGAGTTGGTTGCGCCGAAGTACCGGATGGAGAGTTCCGGGAAGATCAAGATCGAAAGCAAGGATGAGATGAAGAAACGCGGGCTGAAGAGCCCGAACAAGGCGGACGCGCTGTGTCTGACGTTTGCGGGCGGGGATTTGGTGCTGGCGGTGCGCCGGCGAGTGACGACGGTGATGGAGTATGATCCGTTTCGGATTGGCGGAGCGGAATACGAGCGCGAGATTGGCCGGCAGAGTGTGGCCGGGATGGAGTATGCGCCGTGGTGAGCGTGTGGGTTCCGGAAGACGTTGCCGGGGCTGAGGAATTTGAGCCGACGCAGGCGGCTTTCAAGAAGATTGTTGGCGAGAAGGGCGTGGAATTTTTCAATAGATACAAGAAGATGCTGGAAAGGACGCGGGAGATTCACGGACCGGAAGACCGGGTTGTGGTTTGGCGCGGCGGGATTCGCCGGAAGGATGGGATGCAACGGGTGATCGGCGCGACGGTGGAGGTTGGGGGACGGCCTTTGCTGTGGGCGGAAGCGTATGGGTGGGGCGAGTGCAGCTTCTAACAGATGTAACCTATACAGCCCTGGAATATGTTTGTATGAATATGCGTGCGGCGGATGCGCGCGAGGTTTATGCGCTTCGGCCGCATGATAATCCGCTTCAGTTGGCGGCGGAGTCTTTTGCTGCGATCCGGGGGCAGGGGAGAGGTCGGATTGGATGGTGGCGTGGGCGGCCTGCGGCGGTCGCGGCCTTCACGGAGGCATGGCCGGGGACGTGGGAGATATGGATGTTCGGAACGGATGAGTTCCGGAATTGCGCGATTGATCTCATCCGGTGGTTTCGCAAAGAGGCGAATGACATTCTGAAGGTATGCGACGGCAGGAGGTTGCAGTGCGATAGTGCGGCGTATCATGAGGAAGCGCACCGGCTGATCCGCGCGGCGGGCGGCGTCGAGGAGGCGCGATTTCGGAAGTACGGCAAACACGGAGACGACTTCATCCGGTTTGTCTGGCTGAATGGTGAGAATGACGCGGTGTTGCGTCCTGGCTTTGTAAGGGTTGCGTGATGTGGTTTGAGTTGCCGACTTGGGCGAATGTGGTTTTGTTTATTGTGCGGATTCTGGGAGCGATAGTGATGATGTTCGGCCCGATCATCATGCTGGCGGCGGGACGAAAGAGCACGGTCATTCCGGCGGTATTTGCAATGATTGCGGCGGTCTGGGTATGGGGTGGAACGAATATTCTGCTTTCCGCAGCGTCCCCACGCTGGAGGATTGATGCCTTGGGGCTCTTGGAGACGTTTGTTCTGACGTTTCTGATTGCTTTGTTGTGGGCGTATGTGTCCTGGGTGATTGTCTATTACGGAGTGAGGATGGTGCATCATTTTTCCGGGAGGGACTGACGATGTGCTTTGGTGGGTCGAAGTCGTCGAATACGGAGCCGCCTCCGCCGAAGCCGCCGACGACGTTCGCGCCGGCACCGGAGACGGATGAGATGCGCCGGATGGCGGCGATCACTGCCGGCGTGCAGCAGGGAACGACGATTGGAACGACGGCTCCAGCCGCGCCCGGAACCTACGGCGCGGAACTTGGACGAGGAGGCTGAAGATGTGCATGGGAAGATCGAAGTCGAGCACTCCGGCGCCACAGCCGGCTCCGGTGCAGCCCGTGCAGGGAAGCACGGTGCCGGATGTGTCACAGCAGCAGCGCATGGCCGCCGTGGCGACGAGCACGACGCAGCCGCAGAGCACGTTCGGCGCTGAGCTTGGCAAAGGAGGCTAAGCATGTGTGGAAAGGCAGCACCGCCGCCGCAGCCGCAGGCTCCGCCAGCTCCGATCCCGAAACGGGACGAGAAGATCGACGCGATGCGCCGGACGCAATCGCGCGCCGCATCCGCACGGGCGTCGGGCTATGAAAGCACACTCCTGTCGGGACAGGGCGGTGACACGTCGCCGGCCCCCGTCACGAAGCCGGTACTCGGCGGATGATCGAATCTGATCGGGTCGAAGCCCTTAAGCTTCGCTACGAGTCCCTGAAAGGGTCGTCCGAGCGCACCAATTGCGAGGCGCACTGGCAGGAAATTGCCGAGTATATCCTGCCGACGAAGACGACTTTCACGGGAATGCGGACCGCTGGCGACAAGCGTATGACGCGCGTGCTCGATACAGTCGGGATCGTTGCCAACGAAATGTTGGCAGCCGGCCTGCACGGCATGGCCACCAACCCTTCGAGCCAGTGGTTCAGCCTCCGGATGATCATGCGGAGGTTGATCACGCCGGACGGGCAGGGGATCGACATCAATGAGTTGCCGTCCGTGCAGAAGTATCTGGCGGACGTGGAAGAGATTATCTGGACCCGGCTCTATCAGCCGGGCACGAATTTTACAACCGCGCTCCATGAAATGTATCTGGACATGGGCGCGTTCGGAACCGCAATCCTGTTCGTGTCCCAGCGCGACGACGGCGGACTGATTTTCGAATGCCGCCCGCTGGCGGAATGCGTGATTGCCGAAAACTCGGATGGCCGCGTCGATACGGTCTTCCGGCGTACGAAGTTCACAGTGCGCCAGATGATGCAGATGGCGGACCGAAGCGGCTGGAAGGTCTCGGATGCCGTCCGGCAGATGTGGGCCAATGATCGCGAAAATCAAAAGGACAACACGGTTGAGGTGATCCACGCGGTCTATCCGCGCAAGGAACGGGAATACGGCCGGAAAGACCGCCGCAACAAACCCTGGGCCAGTTGCTACTTCGAGTATGAAACAGGCCAGCTTCTGGAGGAAGGCGGGTTCGACGAGTTCCCGTATCTGGTCGGACGCTGGTCGAAGTATTCGGGTGAGGTCTACGCGCGCTCGCCCGGCATGACCGCCCTGCCAGACATCAAGATGCTTCAGGCGATGCAACTCGCCAAGATCAAGCTGGTGCAGAAAGCCGCCGATCCGCCCATGTGGGTGCGCGACGAAGGCGTGGTCGGACCCCAGAATACCGTGCCGGGCGGCGTTACTTACTGGCGCGGCAACCCCAATGAAGGGGTGATGCTGCATCCGACCAACCTGCAAGGCTATCAGGCGCTAACTGCGGAGATTCAGGCAATCCGCGAAAGCATCTTGCGCATCTTCTTTGCCGACCTGATGCGCATGACGGACCGCGCCAACATGACCGCAACGGAAGTCATGCAGCGCACGGCGGAACAAATGCGCCTGCTCGGCCCGCTCATCGGACGGCTGGAAAGCGAAGTTCTCGGCCCGCTCATCGAGCGCGTGTTCGGCATCCTGTCGAGGCTCGGATTGCTGCCCGCCCCGCCACCGGAGATTCAGGGCGAGGAGTTCACGGTCGAGTACGTGTCGCCCATCGCAACCGCACAGAAGCAGGTGACGGCGCAGAGCATCCTGCAAGTGATGCGGGTGATCGCCGGAACATACGGCCCGGAAATCGGCGTACAGGTGGCCATGAAGGCAACCGATCCGGTGAAGCTGTTCCGCTGGGCCTGGGACCTGTTTAATGCCGATCCCGATCTTCTGAAGGACGAGGAAGCGGTGGCGGCCATGGAACAGCTTGAGCAGATGCAGCGTCAGATGACGCTGGCTCAGCCGGCTGCGGATATCGTCCAGAAGGGCGCGAAGGCCGTCAAGGATGTATCGGCGGCGCAAGGCCAGCCGAATGGCGTCGATGTGCAGGGGTTGGTTGCGCAGATTGCCCGGAATGTCCAGGAAAACCCCAGGGCGCGTGAAGAAGTGCGAGCGTTGATGAACGGCGAAATGCCGAGCACTCCGGCTCTATGACAGAGCGGCGCACGCGGAACCGCAAGAAAGCCGAACAGACAATCGCTGAGATTTGGAAGGCGTTCTACCACGGCGCGGGTAGACCGGCGATTGCTGCCCTGTTGGCTGAGTTCAACGTCTATACGCAGGCTCCACGGGGCCTTGATGCTTTCGAGGCCGGACGCCTCGAAGGCCAGCGTGATGTGCTGTTGCGTATCGTGCATTTGGTCAACCTCAAACCGGAAGACTTCGTGCAGCACATGCAGGAAGACTCCGAGTTGTTAGACAGGATTATGATGCGATGAGTCTCAATGCAGCGACGGCAGTTGCGGAGAACACGGGCGGATCAACGGTTCTGACGGAAGGCAGCCCGCCACCGGCGGCCAATGGCAATGCGGCCCCAAAGGACGGAGCCGCCGCAGCAATTCAGGCGGCCATGGACGGTCCGCCGGAATACATTCCGGCCAAGTTCTGGGACCCGGAACGCAAAGCCCCGCGCATCGAAGAACTCGGTAAGGGGTATCTGAGCCTCGAACGGTTGCTGAGCCGCGAGAAGATTCCAGTCCCGGCCAACGACGACGACGTAGAAGGCTGGGAGCGCGCCTATTCGGCGCTGGGCCGCCCGGAAGCTCCCGATAAGTACGAGTTTGAACGGCCAACTCTCCCGAAAGAACTGCCCTACGACGAGGACGCGGAGAAGGCATTCCGGCAATGGGCCTATCAGAACGGGCTCAATCGACGGCAGGCCAAGAACCTCTATGAAGCCTATGTCAAGACGCAAGTCGAACGGCATACGCAGTACGAGCAGTACCGCCAGCAGGCGCGCGCCCAGGCGGAAGCCGCCATGCAGCGCAAGTACGGCGATCAGTTTCAAGCCAAGGTGCAGAAGGCCAAGGCCGCGCTGCAAAAGTACGCGGACCCGGACTACGTGAAATGGCTCGATGAAAGCGGACAGGGCAACGATCCGCGCGTCATCGAAGCCTGGATCAGGGTCGGCGAGGAAATGGCCGGTGACGAGCGCCTGAAGGGACAGGTCGAACAGCAGGTGAGCCCGGAAGACATCGAGAAGGCGATTGCCGACTTCCGTGCCCGTCACATGAAGGTCCTCATGGATCGCGACCACCCGGACCATCAGTCGCGCCTGCGGGAATACACAAGGCTCTTTGAGCAAGCCTACGGCAGCAGGCCAGTGGCATGAGCAAGGAAAGCACAGAGTTCGCGCGCCGCGTCCGAGGAATCGGAATCTGGGTCGCGCCTGAAGAATTGCGTGAGGATACGAGGGCTGAGGGACAAGCCGAAGTGCCCCCTCGCAAAGGCCCCGGTCGGCCACGCAAAAATCCGGAGAACCGTCGCGTCTGGGACGGCCCGGTCCTCGATAGTGACTGAGTAGACACGCTTCTACCACGGCCCCGTCCGGGACAACCGTTTCTGGTCGAGCGAACGCAACATCAGCAACAAATTGGACGGGAACTGTAAGCCATGAGCTTTCAGGTCACTGAAGCCTTTCGCCGGCAATATCAGGCGAACGTCGATCTTCTCTCGCAGCAGAAAGGATCGAAGCTGAGGAAAGCGGTGCGCGTCGAAACGGTCAAAGCTCAGAGCGCCTTCTTCGAGCAGATCGGCTCGGCAACCGCACAACTCAAGACCTCGCGGCACGCTGATACGCCGCAGATCGACACGCCGCACCAGAGACGGCGTGTCACGCTGTCGGATTATGTATGGGCAGACCTGATCGACAACGAAGATCAGATCCGGATGCTGATCGATCCGACTTCGCCTTATGCCGAGGTCGCGGCAATGGCGATGGGCCGCAAGATGGACGAGCTCCTGATCGCGGCCGCCGACGCAACCGCCTATACCGGTGTCGATGGCACGACATCGACTTCCTACGACAGCAATATGACCATTGCCGTCACGGAGCGCTGGCCGGGTGTCACGTCGGCGGATTACGGACTCAACGTTGCGAAGATCCTCTCAGCAAGCGAGAAGCTGGCGGCGGCGAATGTCGATTCCGACGATGATCGGTGGCTTGTCATCAATGCGCGTCAGAGGAATTCGCTCCTCAAAGACACGCATGTGTCGAGCTACGACTATAACGAGATGAGGCCACTCCAGAGTGGACAGGTTGCAAAGTTCGGCGGATTCAACATCATCATGACGGAACTGCTCGGCACTTCGAGCGGCAACGACAAGGTGCTGTATTTCGCCAAAGGCGGTCTGCTGCTCGGCCTCGGCAAGGACATCAACGTCCGTGTCAGCGAGCGGCCGGACAAGAACTATGCGACGCAGGTCTTCAGCTCCATGTCGATTGGAGCGACGCGGATGGAGGAGGCACGCGTTGGCGTGATCCTTTGCCACCCGACCAATGGTCCGGGCGCATGATCGGTAGCTTCTGAGGAAGGATTGATAATATGGCAACTCTCTACGCAAGCGAAGCCAGCGGCTACCTCAACACGAATCCAATTAGTCTTGCCAATGGCGCAGTTCATGCCGCAAGGCTCAGGCGGTATCGTGCGACAATCACGCTGGCAAGCCAGACCACATCGGACACGATTGTTCTGGCGCGCGTGCCGAAAGGCAGCGCATTTGCCTATGGCGTGCTCACGGCGTCGGCCTCGCTCGGAACGTCAACGATTGCGATTGGCGTTTCCAGCGATACCGCCAAGTACCGGGCGGCCGCGACGTTCACGGCGACCGATACGCCGACCATGTTCGGCAAGGCGTCGGCCGTGAGCGCAAGCACGCTGTCGAGCGATGAGGACATCTTCATCACCATCGGAACGGCGAGCCTTCCGTCGTCGGGAACGCTGGTGGTGGACCTCTACTTCTCGGGCGTCTAAGCAAGGAGGCGGGGGGCCATAACCCCCCCGCTTGAAACATGGCCGTAACGTCCGAGACTGAGATTTGCAATCTTGCGCTGAGCCGGATCGGCCACAAGCTGATCACGTCCCTGATGGAAGATTCCAGGGCAGCCGAACTATGTAATTTGCATTATGCGCGAGCCAGGAACTCGCTGCTCCGGTCCTATCCCTGGAACTTCGCAATCCGCCGCGCAACCCTCGCGCTTTCATCCACAACTCCAAATCACGAATACACCTATCAGCACACGTTGCCGACGGATTGCCTGAAGGTCATCCGGACCAATTGGGAAGCGGACGGATCGGTGGGGACGGCGGTCTATGGATCGCTCAATGACTACGGATACTCAATCCCGCCGCTGCCGTACCGGATCGAAGGCCGGCATCTCCTGTGCAATGAGGAAACGGTTAAGATCGAGTACATCGCGGAAGTGACGGATGTGGCGCAGTTCGATGAGCTGTTCGTCGATGTGCTGGCCCAGCGCCTCGCGGCAGAAATTGCCTTGGCATTGACGGACAATCAGGCCCTCACGAAAGGTATGTGGGACATCTATCAGGCGAAGCTGGTCGAGGCGCGGCTGGTTGACTCCATGGAAGGAACTCCGCGCGACATCGTGAATACGTCCGGCTGGCTAGCCGCACGGCTCTAGGAGACAAGGCGTGGCGAAGGTCACGACGATCCAGACAAACTTCACGGGTGGCGAGCTTTCACCGCGCCTGGAAGGCCGGATCGACGTTACGAAGGTCAAGAACGGCCTTCGGTTGTGTCAGAACTTTCAGGTGCTCCCACACGGTGGCGCACGCAAACGTTCCGGAACGAAGTTCGTGGTGGAGTGTCGCTCGGCCAGCGACGATCTTCTGTTTGTGCCGTTCGTCTACAATACCGAACAGACCTACATGCTGGCGTTCGGGCCGGGCTATGTGTGGTTCTTCAAGGATCAGGGCATCATCACGCATACCGGCACGGCGATCTCCTCGATCACGAAAGCCAATCCGGCAGTCGTCGAAGCCATCGGCCACGGCCTTGCCAACGATGATTGGGTCGTCATTACCGGCGCGGGCGGGATGACGGAGGTTAACAATCGCCGGTTTCAGGTGACCGGTGTCACGGCCAATCAGTTCCAACTGGTCGGCGTCGATTCCACGAACTACGGAACCTATACGTCCGGCGGCACGGTGGCCAAGATCGTGCAACTGGCGACGGATTATTCCGCGTCCGACGTGGCGAACCTGCAATGGGCACAGACGAACGACACGCTCTATCTGGTGTGCGGGTCGAAGAAGATCAGAACGCTGACGCGCTCAAGCCATACCTCCTGGACGCTCACGGATACGTCGATCACGACGGGACCATTCCGGACGCTCAATACGGACGGCACAAGGCTGACGGTTTCCTCTTTTTCCGGCTCGGCAACGGCCTACGGAACGCATATCGTTGGAGAGACGTTCACGCTGACATCGACGCTCGGGATTTTCACGTCCAGCATGGTCGGCGCGCTGATGCGCCTCTGGGAAGATGGTGGCGGGACCGGGATCGGATCGGCCCCGCTTGGACAATCCATCGGTATCACTACAGGCAATTGCTACACAAATGACGGGAAGGTTTACGGCATCGCTGGAACGTCCGGATCAATCACATGGGTTGGGTTTACGCGCGTTCCGGAGCATGACACGGGACGGGTCAGAGTGCGAAGCAACAACGGCACGGACTGGTTCGATTCCGACTTCCTGCATCCGACCTACTGCATTGTCAGGATCACAGGATACGTTTCAGAGACGCAGGTGACGGCGCAGATCGTTCGCTATCAGATGCCAAGATCGATCGTCGATAGCGGCACGGAGTTCTGGGAGGAGGGAGCCTGGTCCGACCGGCGCGGCTATCCCAAATCCATCGCATGGTATGAACAACGGCTATTCTTTGGAGGCTCGGATTCGGAGCCGACCGCGCTATGGGCGTCCAAGTCGGGAGCCTATCTGGACTTCACAGACGGCACGGAAGATGACTCCGCAATCGTCTATCGCCTCGCCTCCGGCCGCGCCGACGTGATCCGATGGCTGCAAGCCGGACGAGTCCTGACATGCGGCACGTCGTCAGGTGAATTTGCCGTCGCCGCCTCGAATCAGAACGAGGCTCTGACGCCAACGAATTTCAAAGTCACGCCACAGACAAGCTACGGAACGTCGGAAGCACAGCCCGTGCGCTTCAATCAGACCGTGCTCTATCCGCAGCGGCGCGGCAATGTGTCGAACGCGGCACGGAAGCTGCGGGAATACTCCTACTCTTTCACTGACGATGCCTTCAACTCGGTCGATCTCACGATCTTTGCCGAGCACATCATGGGCGACGGCTTTGATGAAATCACCTACCTTCTGGAGCCGGACAGCCTGATCGTTTGCCGGCGAACGGACGGAACACTCGCAATCTGCACCTATGAGCGAGCGCAGGAAGTGGTGGCATGGCACCGGCACGTCCTCGGCGGCAGCAATGTGTCTGTGCTGGAAGTGAACTCAATTCCTGGAGCGGCGGGCGATGAGTTGTGGCTGCACGTGCAGCGAACCGTGAATGGTTCGACGGTGCGGTACATCGAGGTTCTGCAACAGCCCTTCCGCGACACGGACACGAAGGAAGATGCCTTCATGGTGGATTGCGGACTGACCTATTCCGGATCGTCCGCAACAATAATCACAGGGCTTTGGCACTTGCGCGGGGAGAGCGTGAAGGTTCTCTCCAATGGCAATGTCGAAAGCGGAACGGTTTCTTCGACGGGAACGCTCACGCTCGCGCGCGCGACCACGAAGGCTCACATCGGGTACGTCTACACGGCGGCGCTTGAGACGGAGGATTTCGAGGCGGGCGCACAGGCCGGAACCGCACAATCCCGGCAGAAGCGCATCAGTCAGGTCTATCTCAGAGTGCTGTCGTCCCTCGGCGGCAAGGTCGGCGCGGACGAGAATACCTTGCAGACGCTCTACTACCGCACCGCTTCGATGGAGCACGGATCAAGCCCCGATCTCTACAGCGGGTTTCTGGAAGTTGACATGCGCTCCGGCTGGGACCGGGCAGCACGGGTCCGGATCGAGCACAGCGATCCACTGCCATTCCATGTAACGGGCGTCGTCGCGGAACTCAATGTAACGGGCTAGACGATGTGCGCTCCAATCCTCGGCGCGGTGGTGGGCCTTGCAGGATCGGCTGTATCGGCCATTGGTGCCATGCAGCAGGCCAATGCTCAGGCCCAGATGGACGAGTACAACGCCAAGGTCGCCAAGATCAATGCACGCTCCCGGCGCTATGAGGGCATGAAGGAGCAGGAGCAGATTGGCGACAAGTACGACCGTCTGCAAGGCCAGCAAACGGCGGCAATCGCCAAGGGCGGCATTGATCCGATGTTCGGATCGGCTCTCGCGATCTTCGGCGAGACGGAACAGGAGCGGTTGCAGGATCAGAATACGGCCTACATCAAGGCCGAAAGCCAAGCGACCGGCGAAGAGAATAAGGCCAAGGCGTATGAGTTGTCGGCGCAGAATCATCGCAAGGCCGGCAAGATCGCAGCCGCTGGCACATTCCTGTCCGGGCTGTCGGGTGCGAATGGAAAGTTCGGAAATTCCGGCGTCGGGTCTCCGCTCTTGATCAATTCCTGAAGGTTCCATGCCGAGAATCCCTCGCGCTGAAGCGCAATTGCAGCCCCAGATCGCGTCCATGCCGAACCTCGTTGGGGAAGGCTGGACGGCTCCCGGAAGGGCGATGCAGCAACTCGGACAGGGCATTCAGAAGCTCGGCTCGGCCTTTGCTAAGCTTGGCGAGCAACAGGAAGCCGAGCAGCTTCATGAGGCCAAGATCGCCGCGCTCAATCTCAAGAACGAATGGGATTTGAGCGAAATCGAAGCCCGCGCCAATTACACAGGCGACGGCACTGACTACATGGAAAACAGATCGGCGGAATGGGCCAGCCGGTTGCAGGATTTTCAGAGCAAGTACAGTTCAGCCGGGCCGAAGGTGCGGCGGTTCGTTGAAACATTCGCCGCAAGTACAACCGGGCAGGTCAACGAAGGTATTGCCAGATTCGGACATGGCCGTCGTCTTGATACGCTCTACGCCAAAACCGGCGAAGCGGCGCTTGGTGAGATTGCCAAGCTGCAATCGCCCGAGGCGATGGAACGCTACAAGACTGATCCGGCACAGTTCGAGAAGGACCTTGAGCAGGCCATAACGGTCACGGAAAACATGGTGCAAAGCCTCCCCATGGACCCGGACCGGAAGCGGGCTCTGGCAAACTCGATTGCCAATCAGTTCAAGGCAATTCTCGGGAAAGCTCCGCCGGAAGCCGCCCTCGATGCCTTGCGCAAGAAGATCGAGGAATACGGGTCCTCGATCCGAAAGATGGAATTCGACAAACAAACGCTGGGCGAGTTGTCGTCCAAATTGGTTGACCGAAACGGAAAGATTGATCCGGCTCTTTTTACTGTGCGGATGGCTCAGAAGATTGAACAATCGCCGCTCAATGGCAGGGTTCCGCCTTGGGGTCCAAGATACGGCATCACAACGGGATCGCCTCTCGAATGGGCGAAGTTTTTTGCCAAGGTGCAACAGGCGGAGTCGGGACATAGAATTGCAAAAGTAAATCCAGATGGCACGCTCCAGAAATTCCCGACAACTCCTCCGGGAGAGAGGTCATATGGTCCTGGTCAGTTTAATATTGGAGAATATGGCCTAAGGACATGGGCAGACGTTAACAACCCTGAAAGGGTGATGGACGCTTATATTGAGGTGGCCAAACAAGGGAAATTATTCTCTTATTTTGGCCCCCTTTTAAGAGGCTACAATTATTCCAGAGAAGAAAGGTGGTTTCAGAAGCAGGTTGCTCCACGGTTAAAAAACTACCTCGGCATGGGGGAACAGGCCGCTGCCGAGATGAAGAAAGGCGACCCAAGAGAGGGATCGCCCGCAGCGGACGCGCCAGAACCCGTCAAGATCGCCAAGGGCAAAAACGTCCAGACCGATGCGCGCGACCCAAATGAGATTCCGGAAGCGCGCGTTGCCCAGATTCCCTCCAAGCAGCCTGGATATGTGCGCAGCGAAATCCTTCGCGACATCATGCCTTTGGTGCCGCAACTCGAAGCCAGACTGAAGGCGGAAACGATCAAGCAGATCGAAAGCGTCAACGACCGCGCCTTGTCCGGAAGGCTGCCGAGCGAGGAAGAACGCGCCCTGATCGAGCGCCGCGTCGAACGCATCAACGATCCGGTCTTGAAGATGGCCTGGGAGGATGCCAAGCGCCGGGGAGAATGGACAGCCGGCTTGCGGACCATGCCACCTTCCGTTCTCGGCGGCATTGTCATGCAAGGCAAGGCCGATCTTGCCGCCAAAGGCGGGACGGAAGATGCTTACAAGCGGATTGACGCGCTCGACAAGCTGCACAAGCGGATGCTCGAAGGGCTCGACCGCAATCCCTATGAATGGGCGTCCGAGTCGGGCGTCATCTCAGATCCTGTCCAGATCAGCAAGGGAACGTTCAACCCGGAAACGCTCGCCAAGCGCGCGCAGGAATATGAAATCGTTCGCCGGACATATGGTCGCGAAATCCCCGTTCTGAATCCCGATGAAGCCAAGGAGATCGCCGAGATCATGTCCGTCGGCGGCAAGCCAACCATCGCTGCCGCCGGCATGATTGTCGAATCCTTCGGGGCGAGTGCGCCCAAGGTTTTCGCGCAGATCGCCAAGGATCAGCCCGACCTTGGACATCTCGGCTGGCTGCTCCTGAAGAAGACACGGCCAGGTCTGGTGACGGAATTCTCCGAGGCGATTGCCGCTCGCAAAGCCATGGACGAGAAGATCAAGAGCGTCATATCGCCAGAGGCGCTGGAGGAGTACTACTACAACAAGGCCGGAAACTTCCTGAAGTTTGTCAATCGGGACGAACGAGATCGTCTGTTGTCGGCGGTCGGAACGCTCTACGCTTTCCGGGCCTCGCGCGGCGGTAGCAAGCCGGATCCGAAAAGTCCTGACGCAAAGATTCTTGATCGCACATTCCGGGATTTGATCGGTGAGAACGAGCACAACGGGGTCACCTACGGCGGACTGACAACCAATACGAATGGCGCATATCAAAGAAGCAATCCCGTTCATCTTCCATCCTATCTTCGGCAGGATGGGTTCTACAATGCTGTCCAAAGTCTCAACAATAGTGATTTCGGATGGACCGTTTTCAATCCGAGAGCCGAGGAAGCGCAAGGCCAGGTGCGGCCCCAGGAAGACGGAGGCGTCGGGAAATGGGCGGCTCCGGAACTGACGGAGACAATGAAATCCTTCGCCAATCAGGCGAATGAAGCGAAATGGGCAACGGACAGGGCCGTACAGGCCGCCAAAGGCATGACATCCTTGTCGGCTCAGCCCATGGAACTCCCGCCCGGATGGGATCCGGCAGCCTCTGGCAATCAACCGCTCGATTACATGGGCAAGCCGTTGAATTGGAGGTCCGTCGTCGGACGCGGAACGTTCGTCACAATCGGGGATGGCAAGTATTGGATCGCCCTGGGTGACCCGACCAGCGATATGCCGATGTGGGTGCTTCAGTCAGACGGCAAGCCGTTCGTCTTCGACATCAACAAATATGAAAGTGTCTTGCGTGACCGCAAACCCGACCTCTTCCGGCCCTACTGATGTATCTCGACGCCAAGCCCATTAATGAGTTCACCGAATCATACGCTCTTGGCGAGCCGACATCCTTCACGGATGTTTTCGGGTCTACGCTCAGGGACGTTCTGATCAATACAACGTCCTTGTCGCGCTCGCGTACAATGGAAGAAGCCTATGACCGCCGAATTGATGCGATCAAGACGGCGGGGATTCCGGTTGACGATCTACACAATCCGATCCGGTATGCTCCTTCCGTTCCAAGATTCACGGGCAAAGCCGAGCCATATGTTGATCCTGACGAGAATTTCCGAAGGAAACTCAGGGAACTAGCCGAGAAATACCCGGACAAGGCGTACATTATCGAGCCGGATCGGGACCCGAAGCTCGATGCCTACGAGATCGCCAGAAAGACTCGAGAGAAATCGACTGAAATCGCACTGCGGTACGGCTCTGGCGCATGGCTGCCGAGCATGGCTGCTGGTGTTGTCGGCGGTGCAACGGATCCCATCAACATTGCGTCGCTGGCGTTCGGCCCATGGGGAACGGCTGGTGTTGGGATTAAAGCTCTCCTCAGCATGGCGGCCAAACAGGGTTTGGTGAACGCCGGTGCGCAAATGATGATTGAACCGTTCGTTGCGCGCTGGAACAGAGAAAGCGGGGTCGGGTACACGCCCAGCGATTTTGCCTTCAACGTTGGAACCGCATTTCTGTTTGGTTTCGGCGTTGATCTTGGAATCCGTTCGGCCTATCGCGGTCTTCGTCGCAGCTTCGGCCACGTACCACAACTCGATCCGAGCGGCGGCGTGATTGGCTGGGGCGTTCCGGGCGCACAACTCGCCGATCCGCGCGGGCGTCCTCCGGCTGCTACCCCACCTCCCTCCGTTCCATCTATCGACCAGGATTTGGTCGTCAGAGCCGCCCGTGGCGATAAGGATGCGCAAGAAAAGATCTGGCAGCAACTTAACCTGCCAAAAGATGTTGAGGATACCGCTCGCAAGGCAGCTTCCGGCGATATGGAAGCCGTGAGAAAGCTCGCGGGCGATGCGGGCCTGCTGGACGATCCAACCTTCAAAGGAGCCCTCGACCGGTTTGAACTCGAAGGCTCACAACAGGCCATGGATGAGCTCGACAGGGCTCTTGCCGAAGCTGGCGTGCGCAATCCGAACCGGGAAGCCTATGACAGCCTGATGCGGCAGATTCAGGCCGTTCGATCCTCCGTCGATCCGGAGGAACCCGTTCCGCGTCCGCAGCGGATCGACGCCGAGCCGTCGCCAGATGTTCTGGCCCTGTTGGACGATGCGGAATTCGCGCGCGTGCGCGGCTCCAATCAGCACGCAGACAGGATCATGGTTGAAGGTCGCCCCGCGCAGGTGCGTGACATGGATCCAAAAACACTGGAAATAGCTCGGGATTTGAAGGGCTTATCCGATGATGTGGATCGCCTCAAAGGACTGTCATGGGATCAAGAGAAGGCCGGGCGGGTGCTGGCCTATGAAACGGCGGATGGCAAGATTGTCGTCCTCGATGGCCGGGCCAGAGTCGCTCTGGCTCAGAGCCTTGAGGGCGAAACAAAAGTCCCGGCGATTGTCCTGCGGGAACAGGACGGCTGGACCCGAACGCAAGCCGAAAACATTGCGATTGCCCGCAATATCACGGAAGGGCGTGGCACGCTCCTCCGGGCTGCCGAGGTCTATCGCGAACGGCCCGATCTCATGGACCTGTTGCGCGCAATCAGCGACTACGATCTCATCGCGCGCAACCTCGCCCAGCTTTCCGATGAAGCCTTCGCGCGTGTGCGCAGCGGCGAAATCCCTCCGGAGGTCGGCGCGTTGGTCGCTGAGCACGTCCCCAATCGCGCCCTTCAAAGTCCGGTTCTCGACGATATCCAGCAATCCGGGCTCAGGGACCTGGGCTCCATCAGACAGCTTTTGACCGATCTTGTCCCGTCCGACACCAAAGCCGCGAACGATGTTCTTCTTGGCGTGCCACGGGATCGAGTCCCCGATGAAATGCCGCTCAATGCCGGCGCTGAGGTGGAAGACCCCAATGGCCCGGCCGCCAAGGCGCAGGCGGAACGGCTGGCTCAGGAACACGCGGAGGAGGCCGCCGCGAATCAGGCCGTTCTCCAGCAGATTGGGCAGATCAATGACCGCTTAGACATCCTGCGAAATCAGCTTCAATCTGCCCAGCCCAATGAACACGCTCAGATCGAAGCGCAAATTCGCGAAGCGGAGGTCGAAGCCGCCGTCGCGCAAGGCT